TTTAATCATATCTACACCCTTATGTTAAGGAGATTTTATAGGGCAAAGTATCTCAGACTCTGGTTGTATCTAGTATTCAACATGAACTCGGTAGCCGTCTCGGTTCATCCCTAAATTACATGACAAGGATCAGTCATCATGCAATGTTCAATAAAAGTGCTAGGCTTCAACGCTCTTGGTAGCATCCACCTAACGAAGTCCAAGATCACTCGGAGAAGAGTTATCTAAATTTATATTTAGACAAACGAAACTATATCAGATTTTCTTACTCTTTGCAACTTTGTTGACAATTGCAGTCTTTACTGGTTTAAAGTTTAAGCCTTGTGGTCTGCACCTTCCTGTTGGTGATCGCTCCTCTAGACAGTAGTCCTTAATGTTTGGTTCACCTCTCACCATCTCAAACTCAGCGTAGTGGGCGCACATATCAGACTTAGCTGTAGTGCTAGCCTTGTAGTTAATACAGTCTATACATAATATCATTCTGTTACTCCATTTAATAAATCAAGTTGTTTTGCAAGCAGCTCTACTTCACTCATACCAATAGCCTCTTCAAATGATGCAATCCCTGCATGGATCGCTGTACCTGCGTTTCCTAGTCTGTGGTGTAGAGGACACAATCCAATAGCTTTTGACCAATGGCTGCGTAATCCTGCCCCAGTTCCCGTACGAATGTGATGTATCTCGCATGGGCTAAATCCGTGTTCTAGTACATGACAAGCAATGCAGCCAGCTTGAGCAATCTTATCGTAATGTCTGCGTTCATCTTTGGTCATCTCCAAATAACTCCCTAATCTTTGCTTTGCTTTCAGCTACAGACTGCACCTTAACAATGCTTATTTTACCATCTTCAATAGATCCGCGATAGGTATGCTCACCGTTAGTTGCTCGGAACGTACCGCTAAACCCTGCTGATGCCATGTTCTTTATAAACTCGTTAGCTGTCATTTATTTTGACAATCTAATATCTGAATGAAACTTGTTATCAAACTTAAAGCATATCAAATAAAGATATTGCCGTTTATGCTTATTACCATGTGGATCAGTCCACGTTCCTGATGGCAGCTTTGCACAATAGCCTAACTGACCTGCATTAAATACTGCGATTTCCATGATTTCTCTTTTCCCTATTAGGCATCAACGCCCACGCTAACAGTAATCCATTAGCCACACCAATAAAGTAAGCTGGTGAGTAACACAAAATGTAATCCTTAATTGTCATCATCAAAGTTTACCTCTCTTGGTTTCCATGCGTAATGTTCTTTAACTAACTTCTCGTAGGTATCCCATGCCTTACTGAATCGCATATCATAAACGTGCTTAATTCCTAGCACCCTGTTACACAAATCATCGTCATGCTCGTACTCTTGCGCTAACAAATCTAGGTCTTGTGATACTTCCCAACAACGTAATACTTCTTGCTCTAGGTCTTGTATGTTACTCATTCAGCTTCTCCTATGTATTCATAATCGCTACAATTGTAGCCACAAACGCTCCAGTTGACTACATTTTGTAGCAATGTTACTTATCGGTAACATAACCCATAGTAATGTGTAAATTGTTACTCATAGCGTACATAAATACTCATAAACTAATACTTACACCCTACAAGGTATGTTTTATTGCTACACCCTATGGGGTATTCTTTTCCTTTAATAAAGAGGGTCAGGATTTAATGCGCCTGCTGCCTGTCTTTCTGCATCCGTTAATGGTTTTGGCTGTACAGGGTGGGTGTAGAGTGGCATTGTGTGTTCTTCATCTCTTTCCCAAACAATACAATCTGTACAATTTTCATCTTTAGCCATCCATGCAATTGGCTCTTGCGCTGGTTGTTCTAGTGCTTCTTGACACGCCTTCCTAACATTATGTGCTTCATAGCTACCATCAAGAAAATCAATCGCCATCTTTAATGCTTCATCTTTAGTCATCATCTTTCCCCGTGTAATGATTTAATAACACCCGACATGCATCAATGTTAGCTTGGTTCATGCGCTTATCTTCATCGTTGTATGCAGCCACTAAAAACTCTTTACTGTCTCTTAACTGCCGTTTTAGTAACGAAACAAAAACACCATCCATCACATCTTGAATAATGCTGTTATCTTCCATGTCAAACTTAATTTCCATCTTGCTCTCCCTCAAAGTCACTAGGTTTCAGCACGGCTTTATGTGCGTCTGTTTTCATCATGTCTAGGGTACTAATAATGTCGCCAAAAGACTCGCCACTAACACTAGCGTTACAATAACCCATAAGGCTGCCATCCCTATGATAATAGACCTCTTTAATCTCGTAGTATTTCTCTCCATCATCCTCAATCTCCATTATTCGATAATTCCACATTACCACGACCAGCCCAAATTCGATGCAAAGGCTTCTATTTTCTCTTGATACTCAGCCATGTCCTTAACCGATAGCTTGGTGGTTGACTGCACCTTTGTTATCTTATCCCTGCCTACGTTCTTCTCAATTAGCAGGAACTTGTATCCCATTAAGTCGTGTACATCCTGTGCTGTGTATCCCAAGTAGTTGCCTACGCTGGTGTACAGTTCCCACAGTCTTGAGTTCTGCTCTAGGCTGCGATCACTATCCTTCTCTTTAACAATCACCTGCCAGTTGTTACCCTGCTCTACCAAGTCATTAAGCCTTGCTACCAATACTGGTAGATTGCTCTTGGTGATATTGAATGGCGGTTGCTTAAGCATTTTTAAAAAACTTCCCATGTAATTTATTTCTAACTGAAATTATTGAACAACACGCTTCAAAAAAGTCATCATATAATCCAACATAAATTGTTTTATTATTCAATCCAATTCTTGCTTGAAATTTATTACATTTTGAATGTAATGTTATTCCTTTAATCCCATAAATATTGTTTTTATTTACTTTTTTATTACATTGATTTTGAAATTTACTAGCTATTCTTAAATTAGAAATTTTATTATCACTTCTATTATTGTTAATATGATCTAATTCTTTTGTAACTTCACCATTAATGTATATCCAAGCAAGCCTATGAGATAGATATAATTTTTTATTTATTTTTATGTATGAATATCCATTAGCCATAGTGCAACCAGCAACTTTTCCAATATTTGTTTTTTTAATCGGATTAATCCAAGTAAAAATACCTGTATCTGGATTGTAATGTAACTTATGTTTTAATTCGTCTTGTGTAATCATGATGTGTCCTAATCAACATTGAGTGAGTAATGTGGCTGACAGATGGATTAGCATCATATCACTTACCCGTACTCCTACGACCACAAATAAATTATACATTATCTTTTGCTACTTGTGTAGCATACTGCTTTGCATCTTCTACATCATTTGATTTATATAACCATTTAGTACCATTCCACAGTTCGTAAATAACTTTATCGTATATCATTGATTTACTTATGGTAAATGATAAATCCCCCATCTTGCCTTTAATGTAATACTTATCACCCTTTTCCCACTTCATGATATATGACATCCTCAAACATTGTGTTGAAGTATAGTTCCTCGTCTAACATAGCATTGAGCCACTTAGTACCACCTAACTGCTTAAACACAGTCAGACGATCTGGGCGCAATCGTAGCGATGTTGTTACTGCCTTCATGTGTTCTGGTAATGGTTTTCTACCACGCTTGATTTCATTCATTTTACTAATGTTCCTGTATTTAATGGTGGTTGTGGAGTAAAAGGCTGTGATTGCTGAATAATAATAACTGGTGGTGGCACATATACAATCTGCGGTGTTGGTGGACATTGCACATATCCATTGACAACATAACAGGCATATGCCTGACTACTACATGATGCCAATAGTAATACTAGATATTTACTCATCTCATTCTCCTTGTTGATGCAATACATTATACCATATTAATTGTATTACATACTCTTACGCAATCCCAAGTCATTCATCATCTTTTGTAGCCTTGCATGGTTCTCTGCCTTCTGCTCTGGTGTAAACTTTCTGCCAATGCCTACAGGGATATTCTTGTTCTCTTGTGCTTTGCATAACTCCAAGATGTCGGCAGGTGTCGGCATACGCTTGTTACTATCCACCCAGCTATCAAAAGACTTGCTAACAACACGAAACTCAAAGCGATTAAGTTTGTGCCACCAGATACGCAGTAACTCAATGTCTAAGTCTGGCTTGTTAAACAATTGCGTTAGTGCCTTCATCATAGCTTTAAATTGTGCCTTCTCATTATCAACCATCTCAATCTCCGCAGAAGCATCCAATAGACTCGTCTACAAAATCTATTGTCTTTTGGTTATGTGCATTGTCATACATCTGTTGGTAACTTGGTCTGTCTTTCCTAAACCTGCCCCCCCCACCAAAGGACAGGTTTGAAGTTTGTACCATCGTTTCCATCTTAGCCCACCATAACGCACGATCTGGCTTCTCTGCAATAAGAGATTGAACTTGATTGCCACCTTTAAGAAAACATAGGTCACAGTTGCCATGCATAGTAGTGCCATTGTTATTATAAAGACCTAAATCAAATGTCTGAGCCTTCCAAAAGTTACCAACAATTTCTTTAGTTACTCCATCGCTTCCCAATGGCGCAACTTTCTCACCATATTTACCATCATAATTATTAGAAACTTTTGCTAATCTTCTTTGCTCATCTGCTCTAATTCCAATCATGTTAATTACAGACTCAAGCCCAATTGACTTTGCATATCTTTGCATGGTCTTAATTTTTAACTCTGCCGTACAAAATCTGCTAACTGGGTTTGGTAAAAACTTGCGTTTAACAATTAATGCTTCAAATGGTTCACCATTGCGACTAGCTGTTTCATAATTAACAATCTCAAACTTCTGTTCATTATCCTTAAACTCTAACCATGTGATATCAACATTCCAATTAATAGCGCAGTCATTAACAAACTTTAATGTAGCCTCTTCTTCTTTCCCTGTGTTAGCAAATACCACCATTGCTTCTTTAGGCAACTTGCCACCATGCGCCTCTAATACTTTGTGAAGCATATAGCCAGATGTCCTGCCACCACTAAAGCTAATAAATGTTGGCTCTGTAATTAAATATGGATTCATTACCATAACTCCTCTACTGGTGCTTCATCCTTCCAACGACCTTGATTCAAGTAGGTAGATGGGTTAGGTATGAATTGACCATTGTTCTTACTCCATTGCTCGGTTTGCTTCTGCCATGCTAGTGAGTAGATAACATCGTCAATAGGTGGCTTAACCTTTTCCCAAGACTTTAGTGCTGCATCCCTTCCTACTTTCTTTGGATACACTTCCCAGAACTGATTAAATCCATCATCTACATACTCATTCACGAGTGCGACAGCACGAGATGGTTTTCTATCCTTGACTAAACTAGCCTTACCTATACTAACCTGTGATTCCAAACTGGATACATCCTGTACACAACCTGTATCCAGAGTGTAAACATTGTTGTTTTTAATAGATAACTTTTCTTTCTCTTCACCATATACGCTAGGTTTGTATCTATCCTTTTGAATCAAGTTATGTATCTTCCAATGCTTGATAACGCACACACCAGTTTCAAATGGAATGATGAAATTCTTGGATAGTAGTATCTTCAGATCATCATCAGCGCAACCCAGCATCCTTTGAATCTTCTTAGTGTTATTAATGAACCCATCATCGTCAGCTCTCATTGACAAGTGAAAATAAAGAGCCTGTGTTGATAAGGGCATATCTAAAAACGCATCACTATCAATGATGGTCTTTGCAAACATTCTACGTTCAGCCATGTTAAAACTCCATAAAAAAAGCCCTAGACAACACTCTCATCCTTTTTAGGGAAGTTGGAGGACTGGTGAGTACCAGCAGAGTGTTGACTAAGGCTTACTCAGTATCGCCTCCAAGCGATTTGTCGTTAATATACTCCTAAGTGATCTTGATGTCAATACCATAAGTCATTTTCATTAGCCTGTATTTCAATTTAAAAATATCAGTTACAAATCCTTTGCAGTCCTCGCAAATCTCTACCTTATGTACTGTGTCGTAATATACAAAGTCTGCAATGTATTTGATAGCACGTTCAGTCTTGCCATTAATCACCAGTTTCGGGATCAACTCATATGGAACTTGCAAGCGCAGATCAGTAATCAATCCACCTTTCTCATAGAGTTTTAGCTGGCTATAACGCACACTTTCTTTTTTTGAGTGAAATTTTATGCCATCAATTGTAGTTTTTACAGCATTAAACTTGTTACGTTTCATAGACTTATCCAAAAAGTTAAAAATAGTTGCAATACTTTTTTATGAGAGTATAGTTACTACATCGCAACACAATATTAACACAGGAGAAGAAAATGTTTGATTACGAAGCACACTTTAATACACCAGAAAAAATTGCAGAACGTAAAGCTGACATAATTGCATTTTGCGCAGCTCGTGATGCAGAAGATAAACGTATCAAAGAAGAGCTAAAAGCTATTCGTGAGATCCTTCGTGCAGCTACAGATGAACTTAAGGCTGACAATGATGCAGCAGAGTTAAAAGAGTACAAAAGATTGTTTGCAGCAGACAAGGATAGATACCTAGCTGCTGGATACACAGAAGAGTTGGCTCACAGTATTGCTTGTAGCGATGCACAGTATCGTGAGAATCAAAAACTTGGTTACAGTAACGAATAGGAGATAATGATGCTAGATAATTTATTAATACTTTGTATAGGTGGTGCAATAATTTGTGCCATATTTGTAGTAACTGGTATAATAGCTAAAGTGAGGGGATGGGAATGAACGAGCAACAGTTTCAAGCAGAATTTGATCTAGAGCGTTTTATTGATTCTATTGACTGGGATGCGATGGAAGATAAATATGGAGAACAGTTCTGGGATCATATGTTAGACACAGAGCCTAAAGCACATAACGAAGAGTGGATGCTAGAAAACTTTGGTGATAACTTTGTGGATTGGGTTGTAGAATCTTTTGACAATAAAGATATTATTTTTAACTAGGAGAACAGAGTGAGTAACTATCAAGTATTAAGAGCAATTAACGTAAACGCACATACAGAAAAGAAAAACAATCTTACTTACCTGTCATGGGCATGGGCAGTTGACCAGTTGCTTATGCAAGATCCAGCAGCAACATGGTCTTATGGTGAACCAGTACGATTTGGTGAAACCTTGATGGTGTTCTGTACAGTAACAGCGTTTTCTAAGTCAATGACATCGCAGCTACCTGTTATGGACTATCGTAACAAGGCAATCCCTAACCCAGACAGCATGGCAGTCAATACAGCGATGCAACGATGCCTAGCCAAAGCAATTGCGTTACATGGTCTAGGTTTATACATTTTTGCTGGCGAAGATGTGCCAGAGGATGACAAAGTACAAGCACCAAAAGCAATCACACCTACTGCTGGCGCAATGGAAGCACTAGACGAAGAATCGCAACAGTTTATTAAAGACCTTGCAATGGATATTATTGGCGATGTTACTGGTGGACACATTGAGGATGCTTATGGTAAAACGACAACACTACTCAATGAGGAAAAGTTAGCCGTGTGGAGCTTACTTGACTCAAAGACACGCAGCACACTTAAAAAACACGCTGAATCATTGAAAGGATAATCATGATTAATAAATGGACTAAAGAAAAGTTTGAAGAGTACAACGACAAACACCCAGACATTTATGAGTTGTTTAAACAGTTTGCACTTCAGATTGCTGCAAGAAAAAAATCATACTCAGCCAAGAGCATTTTTCATCGTGTTAGATGGGAAACAGACATTGGTGATGTGGGCGGTGATTATAAGATTGATGATGGTTGGATCAGTCACTACGCTAGGAAGTTTGCTAAAGAGTTTCCACAGTACGAGGAGTTCTTTAAGTTTCGTGTAAGAAAAAACAGTTATCACCTATAGGAGAAGTTATGATAATCACATCACTTTACGGAATGACAACACCAGCTCAGTCAAAGAAGCAAAAAGAGAAGTTACAGGCAGCCATTGAATATCTTGGCAATAAGTATTTATTAGCAACATCCATTAAAAAGGGAAACGTATGAATAACTTAAACGCAGTAGGCAACATCGGATCGGATGCAGAAGTTCGCTTTACTAAAGAAGGCACACCCATTGCAAGTTTTAGCTTTGCCCTGTCATCTGGCTATGGTGACAAGAAGAAAACAACATGGCTACGTTGCAGCATCATTGGTAAACGTGGTGAAACGCTTGCGCCTATGCTCAATAAAGGCTTTCAGGTAGCAATTACAGGCGAGATTTCTTTAAATGAGTATGTTGCTAAGGATGGAACAAACAAATCGTCTTTAGAGTGCCTAGTAAGCAATGTAACGCTGCTTGGTAAAAAGGATGCAGCACCAAGAGAAGCAGCCAAAGCAAATGCGTACCAGAACCAACCTTTAGATGAAATGGATAGCGATTTAATTCCTTTCTAACCTTTCGGGCGAAAGTGTCACAATATATTGTGCTCAACTTTATTAACGACACGAGTAGCCCAACTTATTTTTGGAGAAGAGTAATGGCAACAAGAAAAGAGATACTGCTCAAGGCAGAAAACAATAGACAGGCAATATTTGATGCTATCGGTAACGAAGTATTAGATGTCTGGGCGATTGATAATAAAACAGGCATCGGCGATAAGATAATTAAGAACCATTTAAATACCTTGACAAATCGTGGACACATCATCACAGCCAAAATGCAAAGGCTTGGGGATGGAAAGTGGATAGCAACTTACCGCCAGACAGATAATCCATACATTGCCAAGACTGAGGATGATCTGGATATATCTAAAGAAGAAAAAATGGAGTACACAAAAAGATACGCAAGTGATTTAGAAGCAATGAAGGCTAACCCAAACTTACGCATTATTCGCAGATTAAATACCAGAGTTGAGATGCCAAAACGAAGTAAGGCTAGTCAGTACAGAGGGATCGGAAGTTCATTTGCGATGTGGGAGTCGGCATGAGTGCAAAGACTAAACATGATCTAGGTGAGATAAGCAAAAAGAATATCTGTAGCTACATTTATAACAATCCAGCGTCAATGGCGCAGATTAAAGAAGCCACAGGATTATCGCTACCATATATCAGATTAAAATTAATTAACCTAAGCAATGAATATATGGTTAGAGAGTCTAAAATGCCATCGCTAGGTAGGAGAATGACACACTACGAATCTTTTAGTGAATACACACCTAAAGAATACGCTAAGAAGCCATTTTTAAGAGCCTATGCGCCATTAAAAAAGCTAGGTGATGACTTTGTATCGGAAGTATTAAATAGGCTCTCTAGTCAAGCCCCAAAGATTGTGGCGATAGACATGGGGATAAGTTTAAGTAAGGTTTACTATGTTAGGAGATATTATGGCAACGTACAATGATGTAACTGGTCATGCGCTAGTTAGCAAGGTTGGTGACAAGGATCAGCAGGAGAAGTTTAGCAATAACTTTGATGCTATCTTTGGAGTGAAGCCTAAGAAAGAGAAGTATGTGCCACCAGCATTAAGTGATCCATTGTGTAAAATATGTGGAAAGCATTTAGCAAGCACTAAAGAGTGTGCATGGACAGGATGCCAGCTTAATTGGAACGAAAGCAGAATAGATGCTATTGGTGCTAATGGAGATGGGTTTCCATATAAGTCACACTATGAAACTCAAGACTAAGCTGTTGATAGCCTGTATCACTTTTCCGCTATGGTTGCCGTTTGCTATAGTGTGGCTAGTGTTACTTGATATATGGGATGCTAGATAAAAAAGCCCCTTTTGAGGGCTTCTCTATATATCACTTTTTTGCGATTAATTACTAGCGATTCATAACGTATGCAGTAATTTCCATACCAAATCTTAACTCTGTTGCAGTAGGTTTTGTCCACATGATATAGTCCTTAATATGTGATAAGCAAAAGTGCTTATATGTAATAATCTCACAAATATTAGACACAAACATCAGCATTATCATTAAATACAGTTACGCTATTTAACTTTCTTTTTATCTAGTATGCTTTTAATTTGACCGAGATTGATATCAACTGGCATAGACTTGCTATATTTTTCACCCATTGCGTGACCAGCCTTAAATGGCATAGACCATGCGCCATAGTCTTGCATCTTGCTACCACGAGGAAAGTCATATGTATCAACTACATGGACATTACCTTGTGGATCTGTAACGTATTTTGCACGACCAACTGTAGTAGCCATTGCGTATGATGGATCAGTAAATGATTTAGCTAGTGGCATATTGCCTACACCATACTGTGAACCATTCTTGTAAACTGGATAGTCCTCATACTGTAGCGTAGGACTAATGTTTGAGATCAGCATCTCTTTTTCTAATTCAGAAGGTACAAATCCTTTACCGAATTTAGATAATACTTGCTCATCTGGTGTAACGCTTGCTAGACGATTTAATACTTCTCGTGATGATGCAGCTTCTGGACTTGCAACTCGTGTTTGAGTATTTAGATATGCTTCACGCAATGCATTTAGTTCTGGGTTAGTAAAGTTACTTTCATTTACTTGGCTAGGATAAAACATACTTTTAGCCAACATACGAGCGTTAGCAGGAATACCCATATAATCAATAGGACTAGCAGCCCTTGATGCGTAACTTGATAATGTGTCTAATAATCCTGCCATATTTCACCTCTAATAATTGTATCGTTCCTTTAAGAACTTAATTGAAACAGCCATTTCATCGTATGCACCATCGTGTACATCGTGCAAGACGTAGAACCCTCGCCAATGTTGATTGCCTTGCGCGCCTAAGTAGTCCTCGCTATGCTCGTAGAATGAACCTGAGATAATTGCTGTCATCTCCTGTCCATCAGCCCTACGACCATACGATATTTGTCTGCCCTGCTGGTGACCTGCAAAGCATGACATATGCTTCTTGGTGAGTAGTGCTGCCGTATTTGTAATTGGTCTGCCCATCACACCACTAGTAAAGTAGTGAGAGTACGCAATGCCATCTATCGTTATTACTTCTAGAAATGGAATTACTTCCCAGTCTTGGTAAGGCAAGTCATCCGTAGAGATAAGACCATCTAGCTTCCGATCCTCGTTGATTGCCCTGTTAATTCTGTGTTCATGGTTGCCGAGTGTCAGCACCATTCTAGGTTTGTATTGCTTCTCTTTATTACGCTTGGCTTTCTTGTTGAACTCGTACAAAGGTATCAGTAAGGCATCCATAGCTTCACGAGCAGCTTGAATATCCTTTTGGTAACTCCTACCCTCAAAAGATTTTAATCCTCTGTCATAGGTGCTTAACGATTCCATGTCTGCAAAATCGCCTATGCAAATCAAGACATCTGGTTGCTTCTTTACTATAAAGTTACCTAAGCATTTTAGGTAGGTAAAATCGTTTCCATCTTTAGCTTGCACATCTGGTATCACCAAGTGGGTGATAGGTTTTTTCGTTTCCATGATCTCTCATTAAGAATTAAAAAGTTTTGCTTCATCTTTCCTACGATTATCTAAGCCTTTCAATACCTTGCCGCCAGCTTTATTGTACTTCAAAAGCGATTCAATAGCACCCTTCTTATCGCCACGATTAAGTCTTGCACGAAGCGTACTACGTTGAAGTGTTCCAAGCCCCAAATTAAAAGCAAAGCTGACAATAGCATCAAACTGATTTTGGGTAAGTTCAACATTAATATATCTTGCCACCCCAAGTTCAAACTTTCTGACATCAATAGCAAGTATTGCATAGACTTCTTCTAAACTAAATTTGCGATTCCAGCTATCAGGTAAAGTAAGACCATCCCCAATGAGATGACCAACGCCAACAGTCCACAGACCAGCAGGGCATCTATATGGTTTTTGACGAACTCCTTCATGGTGAGCCAACATTTCTAGACATTGTTTAGACGCTTTCATTTGTGTGCGTTTTACATTTATCAAAATGATACCTTTTCATATTTCCACCGCCACCGCTAATATCACAATGAGGACAGCTAACAACTTCTCTTTTTCCCCTCATGGCTAATTTACGCTTTTCAGTATCAATTGTATTTTCCCATCTAGCTTTAGATGCCAATGATTTTAATTTTTTAGTTTCATCAGTATTTTTAACTCCAAGCATTTTTCCATATCTACGCTTACGTTCTTCATCAGATACATTTTTCATTACAAACTTCATGTGCCAATTTGATTTTTTTGCTGGATTAAATTCACCACTTGCAGCACCAATAGCTTTATTTTTTGTATTGTATAATTTATCTTTAATAAATAAATCAATGTAAACTTGTTCCACTTCTCTAGCTTTTTGCAAATTTATAGTTTCAATAAATTCTTTAAATTCAAATTCATTTTCACCATATAAATTCCAAGCTCTTTGTAAATGATTGCAATGATGTGAATTTCTTTTTAACTCACGTTTATGTGTCACAATTCTATTGCTTATGTTGTTTGAACTTCCAACATAAAATTTACCAGAAGTCTTATGCAATATTGTGTAAACACCAATCATTATCTAGTTCCAAACCAAAACCCTATTATACTGCCCCAAATAATCTGCGTTTCATTATCCCATAGCAAGTCTAAAGCTACGCTGAAGTCCACGTGATTGTAGTAAGCATACCAACAACCAAAAAGTTCAATGAATAGGAAGATACTAAACAAACCAAAAGTGATTGCTGGGCGAACCAAAGACCGCAAATTAATAACCCATTGCGATGCGCCTTTAGACGTTTCAGTATCGTTTTGGCGAGCTGAATTAATATCAGAAAGCCGTGCTTGATAGTTATCAGAGTCTGTTTGTACTTTTAGTTCATTAAATTTAATCTCTTCTAAATCTCTTTGTGCAACAAACCCTGCTTTTTGTAGCTCTAGTTGCTGCGTCATTTGAAGTTGAGCCAACGCTACTTCATGCTTCTGATCTGAACGCTGCTGAAAGAACTCAAGGAACTTAGGGGTGTTCCCTGCTAGGAAAGATACTACCGTAGTTAAAAGTGTGAACATTATTTTCTATCCTTATCGTGTTCTTCAAGTATGCGAATGCGAACATTAAGCTCGCCTATCTTGTTGTTAATATCTTCCTTCATTTTATTTCGTGCTTCTGCTGAAATAGGGCTGTCCGTAGGAACTCCTTGAGGTGTAATAAGGGCTGGCATTTTAGATTTAATGTCAATCAAATCACCTTGCAAATTATTGACACTGGAAATCATCCAACCAACAGCAGCCACCAATACTGGGAATATCATTGGTATAATTTTAGACATATCCATTAGCTATCCAATTCTTGTCGTTCGTTGATCTGTATTGATAGTGATCCATCAGACCAGATACATACCTCTGATTCGTCATCAAGTAAGATAATGAGTTCATCATCAAACGTGCCTACTGACTCAATGGTCTTGCCAATCATGTGTTCAAAGTAGCCTTGTAGCGTACCCCTTAACTTAGTAACAGTCATATATAACTCCACTTAAAGCACCGCTATCAATAATCTCGTGTGTTAGTTCACGTTCAGCGATACATCCATCACAAGTCGTACCATCACCCTCTACGTTAATAATAAATGCTGATTTGCAGTTATCGCAGAGAGTGATTTGGTTTATAAAGGATTGCTTCATTTGTCAACCTTATGGTCTAGTTTCTCAGATATCTTGTTTAGCATTGACTCAAGTTTGTCAAACCTTTGCTCTAGTTCATCCTTGCGTACATAGTGTGTAGGGAGTGATATCTCAATCTTCTGCATATCTGATTTAAGACTTTGTACTGCATCCCATAGTTGACGAGCAAACCAACCAAGAACAGAGAGAACAGTACCTATTACGATGTTGATGATGTCTTGATCCATGTTATTGTCCTTGCTCTTGTTGCATTAACAAACTATAAATTTGCGGATTTTGTTTAAATGGGATTCTTGGAATTGATGGCAAATAATTAGATGTCTGTCCTAATTTATACGCAGTTTCTCCCATTAGTCTTGGTGAAGTAACAGGCAAGGTTGCTAATGTAGCAGGATTAAAATAACTAGCTAAAGCAGCCAAACTAGCACCGCCTTGACCAGCAAGACCACGAGGAGTTAAAGAACTTAATGCTTGACCAGATACTGCTGGCATAATATTTTCACCACCAACTTGCTCAAGCTGTCTTGCCATATCCAAACGACCACCATAATTTGTTTGCACATTATTACGAGTTAAAGATTGTAATTTGCGTAATGCTGTATCTTTTGATGCTTTGTTGCCCAATGATAATGCAGCTTCAATCTCTTTAATTGTAGATGACATCACCTCATAATCTTTCATTGCTTCAGCATAGTCTGATGCTTGTTTAATAATCGTATCTTTAACAGAGTTGCTTGCACCAGTAATAACTCGTTGCGCTTGAGATTGTTTTGGGCTGTCTGGATAGATAGCATCAATACGTTGTTTGAGCGCATCAAGTCCTACAGTAGTATGTAATGAAGGTGACTTTTTCCAATCTCTAATAACTTGACGAACTTCATTTACCTTTCCAACTTCATCTTTACCAATTTTCCATTTACCTTTAACCTTTAAAGAATCTTCAAGATTTAAAAATGCTTGTTCAATTGGAGTAAAATCTAACCTTGTATTATCAGCAGCCCATCCTGCTTTGCTTGCAACATAGTCAGCAGATTTATTTGCTTTCATAGTTTGAAGTGTTTGTTTTGCAGAATTTAATACAGTATCAATAGGTACTTCTTGGCGCATATTTTCAATAAATATCTTACCTTTTTCTCCGCCAGCTTTACCAGCCTTGTATGCTTGGCTTAATGCTTCAGCACCAGTACCTGTAGTCATTCCTACAACATTTGCAGTAAGTCCAGATTTTTCTGGTTTAATTTTTGGCAAAGTTGACTTAGGGGAAATTGGCATACCCATCAAGCCTTGAAGCCCAAGACTGTTAATAAATTCACCCATGTTATTTGCATACTCTTGACCAGCTTCTGTTCTAGGTGAGTATGTTGCTCTTTCAGCACCTCTAAAGAAGGCTTGCTCTTGCGGAATATATTGCAAGTTAGGATTCATTTTTTCAAATTGCGCCCTATCTGCTGCAAGATTTGCTTGTGGCTTTGGAGTAAACATATTTGCTAGACCACTTGCTGTGCCAGTTGTTGCACCAGTTAAGGTTGACAATGCAGCTTCACCTACACCTATTGCTTGTTCTCCGAAAGTTCTATTTGGAACAATACGTCTTGGTTCAATAGTACCCATAGGTGTAGGAATACTAGGATCTGCTGAATATGGCTGTGTTGGAGCAGATGCAATGATGTTTAATCCAGCATCTGACATCTTATCCATCTTATTAGCAGCAAAGTATTCTAAATCTTTAGTAGATAACTTGTTTAATGTTTGTTCATCAATAGCCATAATTATTTACCTTTTTTTTCTTTGTTCAAGAAGTTTTCTTGCCATATCTTGAGAAGATAATGAAGTTTCAGATGTTGGAGATCCAACAACAAGAGTAGGATCTAATCCACCAACTCTTGAAATATTTGCATATTCATTTTCTACTAGCTTTTTTTGCTCTCTAGCAACATTGTAGAAATTTGTTGCAGTATCTAAGAAGTCTGCTCTTTGTGGTGGAGTTAAAATCTTACCACTTGCTATTGTTTGATAGTAATTTGTTAATTTATCATACAACCCTGTAGCGTTTCTTGCCAAACCAACTTCAGATTCACGAACAACTGATTCTGGATCAAGTAGCTTCATAAATTTAGTTACACCAGCTAAGTCACCAGCAGCGGATGGATTTGTCATTGTAGATCTAATAATTTTAAAAGCATTTTCTTGTGTATCAAATGCCTTTACTACTGGATTAGATCTAAACTCTTTTCGCAACTCTGTTGCATCTTTGAAGGTAGGTTGCTGACTTGGAACTTTTAACTTTTCAATATCTTGTTGTTCACGCAAAATTCTATCATTTACAGCTTTCATTGCTACAGGATCTAGTCTGTTATATGGAACACCATTATTCATTTCAGCAGAATAAGCATCACGAATGTTTGTAAGGCTTATATCTTTTGGGGTAGTAGCTTCACGCAATTGAGTTGTATCATTTTTTGAATTAATATATGCAGCCCAAGATTCTGGTGTGTAATCTTTTGGATTAAGTTTAGCAATTTGAGATTCTGCTGGTTTAATTTTTGCAGCAATAATTTCTTTAAGGAGTTCTGGATTTGCTCTAATAGCATCTGCATACTCTGGATATTGTGAAGATGCTTGTCGAATAGCAACTTGTTGTGCTGCTTGTTGTTCTTGTTTGCGCTTCATTTCAGCTATTTTTTGCTGTGTTTCATAATCATTGATAGCACTAGAATAAACACCTTGTGCGCCTTGTTGACCAGCAACATAAGACCTAGCAAGGTAAGGCAATGCGCTACCATATCGTTGATTCTTAGGTTGAGCTAAGTAACCAACGCCCATATTAATCAATCCAGTAGTAGCAGCTTGCTGCTTTAATTTATTAGCAGCATCCTCACCTAGCAATCCAGTAATGTACTCTGGTTGTGGTACGTTAAATAAACTTCCAATTGTGCTTAAAAAATCTGCCATGATTTATCCTAATAATGAGTTTGGTAAACGTCTGCGAGGAACTAACTCAACATTCAATAATTGACCTTGCGGTGCTTGAAAATTACCACGTTGAATGCCACCACTAGGTGCTACTGGCAATTGCTGTCTAGGTTGTTCTTGTGTCATCAAGTTTGTTACACCAATAACATTCTGTGGAGTAATATAGCTTTTATATTTTTCGTAGAATGATGGATCTTGTTTTTGAAGCATAGATAGCTGATCTGGTGACATATTTGCATATTGTCGCAAGTTATCCACAGATCCAAAACCATATCCACTTGCAGTTGGATTAAATGACAAATCAGCCATGCCATAATTTGATGATCCAGCAACTGATGGAGAAATACCAAAATCTGTCAAACTAGCAGAAGGTGCTGCTTGATTAAGCATAATTCCTGCATTTGACATATTAGTATTTAACCCAGAAGATAATCCATTTGAAAGAACATTAGGGCTTGCATTTATTGCACTAATTGGAATACCTGTACCAGCAATTGATGAACCAGCTCCAGTAGATAGACCTTGATTAATTGCACCTTTTGCTACGTTTTGTCCTGCCGTACCTAAAGCACCATTAAGAAAACTACCGCCACTTAAAAGACTAGAAGCACCGCTAGTAAGACCACCAGTTGCACCACCAAGCAATGCACCCTTAAATGGATTGCCACCAGTTACTGCTGAACTTAAAGCACCAACCCCTGCACCGACCAACATTGGCATTCCCATATTAGTATCCTTTCATTCTGCCAACAACGTAGCATAGTGGCTCTAAGACTGCACGATAGATGCGCCCTAGTGTGTCACGCTTACCGTTACGCATTTCTTTGTAAACGTCTGCTGTGCGATGTTTAGCGATGTGTTCAAGTGTATATTTAACTATACGATTAAATGTACCTTCACCTTTGGCAAAAGCAACCAATGGCAAGAAGAGTGTGTGATAACCTTTTTCCACAGTCTTGGCGTGTGGCATACGAGCAGATTGAGCGATCCATACACGATTGCGGAATGAACCGATACCATAAGATTCATTCATCATTGTGCAGACAATCTTACCGCCAGACTGTTGAGTTGTCGTTGAAGATGTGCCAGCAGGTGCGCCATATGATTGTGACAAGTATTGATTTAAGCGTGACTGTGGCAAGTTTTCTTGGAAGTTGAAGCGATTGATAGAATCTTGCAATGCTTGCTGATCGTACGATTCTCTTGTCTGACCGACATTTTGAAGTTGTGCAATATCTATATAATCAGCTTGAGCCAATGCTGGTGCGCCTGCTGCTGCAGCTTCTTGTCTTGCACGTTCAGCACCATAGTTTTGGTAAGCCAATTCACCATACTTGTTAGCCAATGTGTTTGAAAGCGTATTAGCTGCACGATTCTGCAAGTCAGCAGATACACCAGAGCCGTAACGACCAGCCATAGATGCACCACCTTGTGCTTGCTTAATTGCATCAAAGTATTGTGTTTGAGCAGCCTGTGCAGCACCACCCAATGCTTGATTGAAGTAAGGATTGCTGTTTAAGTAGTTACCGCTAATTACATCTTTTTGTTGTTGTTGTGCAGCAGGTAGAAGTGGATTGCCAGCCATCGCACGATTTGCAGCACTATTTAATGCAGTATTAGTTTCAGCAGATGGACTTACATATGTTTGACCAGCATAGTATCTTGGTGCTGGACTTTGATAAAGTCTTTTCGCTTCATTTAAACCATACTCAACATATGGTCGAACTGTCGGATCAAGTCCTGTTGATGTTTGTGATGATCCACCAGAATCTCCACCACCATAAAATGTAAATCCAGTTGCAAAGTAGTTATATATTGAACTTAATGTAATCATAATTTGTATTCCCATGTAGTAGGCATAAAGCCCATTAGTTTTGCTTTCTTTTCCCAGCCTTTTCTTTGAGAAATAAATGAAATCTTCTCACAGTTACCCTTTGATGCTATATTCTTAATGTGTTCAAATCCGTCTGCCAAGTCTTGGTGTGTAGTAAGATACGCTACCCATACATGAAACGTAGTTCCTATTGGCTGCAATACCATGAAGCCTACTGGATTATTATCTCTATAACCAATCCACAGCATTGATCTCTGTTCAAAGCAATCGCAGTAAATATCCTCAACGATCCATTGGTCGTGACCTTTTGATCTGACCTTCTCTAATCCTTCTTTTACCCAACCCCAGTAATTGCGGAGTTCATCTTTTGGTATGTATTTAACTTCCATCATCCGATCACCACATACCTAAATGTTCTACCAGCAGTCGTATTGGCTGCATGGCGAATAGTTGCTGATCCTTTAGCTGTTTCAATGTAGTAAGCGTAGCCTGATGCATTAGAAGTTGTTGGTGTCAAAATAACGACAGAATCAAAACCAATTCGTTCATCGTTAATAACTGTAGAAGTTGCGCTACCTACAGCTATGGTGATTGATCCTGTGTTATTGGTCTTGCCGTTCATTGTGTTATTTACTACCTCTGATATCTCACGAGGATTTGCGCCAGCAGGATTAAGGATACGAAACATTATCGAGTTCCTTGTCCTGTGATGTCGATGTCAACACCGATGATATTTGACCAACGTGCGCCAGTAGGTTTGATTGATAGCTTGTGATATTTTCCTGCACTCCGTAATGGTACACGATTTTCGCTGTCAGCAGGAATGTAAGAACCGAAGTCAACTACTTGGTCTAGTTTAACCTGAGATGTAATTGCTACGTCAGCAGATCCATCATCCACAATCGGTCTTGCAAGTGTCACTACTGAAGGATACTCGCTACCAATTTGACCTGTGTCAATCTGTGCGCCAATAGGCTGTCCTGTGAAAGTTACAATATTAGTTGCCCTTGCACCAGCAAATAAGAATTTACCACCAGTCCAAAGATTGCTGTCAAATGATGTGGTAATGGTGTCCATATTTCCGTACAAGTCCATTGCTTCTAATGTAATAGCAGCAGTTGCTGAAGATGCCACATAGTTTGTGTCAGTCGTTCCATAAGTCCATTTCTGAACCTGCCAGTTATAAATCATTAAAAGTCTGTTACCGAATGTGTTCAAGAAATTCCATACTACAATCTTGCGGAATGGATCAACTGTTGCTGACATCGTATCTAGTTTTGATGGGTTAGCGTTAGCATAGAACCATCTATCAATTTTTTCGTTACCAATTGCTGTAATATTATTTCCATCGCAAGAATAAAATCCATCCTCACCCAAGAAGTATGTCATGTTTCCGTACTTGGCAATTGAGTTACTCTCGACACATCCTAAACTGCGAGAGATAGTATCAAACTGAAAGAACAAGGGCGATCCAATGTATGACATACGAACAATGGCACGTTCTAGCAAGATAAGACCTGTTTCTCCGCCTGTGATGCCTGTAATGTTGCCACCATCTGGTAGTATCTGGAAATCTGATTGAGATGCAGCACCAGCAGTCCAGTTAGTTTCATCGTTGATGTTAGACCATTGAACCTTGTTAGCGTTTGTACCAGCATCTAAATTAGCACACACCACAAAGTCACGCACTACAGTCACAAATTTAGCAATAGGTGCAGCAGCAGCCAAGTCATCAAATGTCGTGCTTGATCCTAAAGTCCAATACTGCAACTTATTGACGTTATTAGCAGCAATTACTGTGTCACCGAACTGAATAAATCTCCATCGTTCTACGTTTGTATAGTTTCCAGCCTTTGATACATTGTCCATAGAAAGATCTGCACTATCAAACTTAAATAGCTTTGTAGCACCGCCAGCAAATACGTTTGTTGTCGTACTAAATTTACCAGCAAATACGCTATTAAGGTTTTCACTAGCAGCAGCAGAATAATCTACAGCAGTAGGAAATGGTGTAAATCCTACGGAAGCAGGAACTACGTTCTTAGCAACAGACAAGTTCTCAACTATGCTAGGTTGATCTGGTGTCCACTCTGTAAATGTTATGCGCTGTGTTGCCATTAGCTTAACGCTTCAATCTTTGCCATTAATGATTTAAGCTCATCCAGCATGGTTGCTGAATCAGCCAAATTAGTAATATCACGCAAGCGTTGTTTTTCAGCTACGATTGATGATGTATCTGCACCTGTTTCTAAAGCACGTTGAAAGGCTACGTCTTGAGCAGCCAACAATGGCTCACGTTCTTCACGCAAACGCTCTTTAGTAATCTCTTTAGCTTTATCTAAATTAATCGTTATCATTTACAGTTACCTCTTGTTTTGGTTGTAATGCAAACCAAGCGTCATAGCCTAGTCCTACGCCATCAGGTGCTGTGATGTTAGCTTCCCATGCGCCACGAAATGTTCTATCTTCAGGGATAGATGCTGTGTCCACAATCTTGTAAGGTACGCCAGCAGGTACATCTTTCTTGGCTACTTCTTCAATCGCTAGTTCACCTGTAGGAATTAATATTAAAACTCCGCCATCGTTGTTTTGATAAATAATACGTTTCATTTTTATTCCTTATCTTAATACAGCAACATGACAATATGTAGGGTCATACGCAGCTGTTGTGGAAGTTGTAGCTACAAAAATATTTACTGCTGCCGTTGTTTGTGCTGTTGCATTGTATCCAGCAGTTCTGTTAGCGTCAGTAGTTGATACTGTTGCATAATTAGCATCAGGCATAGCCGTAGTGAAGTTGACCGTGTAATCACCTGTTCCATTATCTGTAATAGAACTCACATTTCCACTACCACGAATAGCTACTGTACCTGTACCGTTAAAGTTTACCCAAGCACGACATCCGTATGCAACTGCTGCTGAACCGTATCCTGAGTTGAATTGTAAATTGCCAGTAGTGGTAAGTTGCATTTGAGTTGCGCCACCAACTTGAAATGCTAAAGGAAGTTGTGTACCTGTTCCAAAAATTGAACTATTGAAATATGCAATAGCGGAAGTTCCATTAATACCAGCAAAAAGTACAGAGCAGTTATCTGGGTCAGATGTACTAAATGCTTGAAATTGAGAAATTACAGAAGTACCATTAGGAATAATCCCAAAATTTGTACTGCCATTAGTATCGCTATTTTGAAATAATAATCTAGTAGCTTTTGTTCCGCTACCAACAGAGCCAGTAATACGAGGAGATGTACCGCCTACATTGGTGAAGTTAGCTACTGTTGCACCACTAGCTTGAAGCTGAAGTGTAGTTGCACTATTAATAATATTACCTGTTACGTTACCTGTCAAGTTGCCTGTTACCCCAGCCGTAGCAGTTACAGCACCTGTTAGTGTAGAAGTTCCAGCTACTGATAGCGTTCCACCTACTGTAAGGCTATCTCCATCCGTACCAGATTGCTGATCCTTTAATTGAGCCATCAACTCACGGATAGCATTATTAATACCAGATGGTGCGCATCCTTCAGCAATATCAATTGATCCAATGTCGGTATTGTTAGCTGGATTTGAGCTATATTCACTAATTTTATTCTTTGGCATTATGCTACTCCCTGTAATACTTTAATTTGTTGTGCTTGTGTATCTACGATTGCTTTAAGTTCTTGGATGGATTTAAGCATTAGCCAAGTAATTTCAGTTGCATCAAACTTCTTAATATTAGTTTCAACTTCATCATCTTCATTAAGTTTTGCTTGGTAATTTTCTACAGTATTTGGCAAGACTTGCATTACTTCATCTGCAATAACACCAAGACCTTTTACTCCTGCTGTAGTACCGCCCTTTCCATTATATGTCCACTCTTTAACATGGACTTGCATAAGTTCATTAAGACCTTTTGGATAACTTGTTACGTTATCTTTTAAACGAATATCTGATGGATTAGACCAAGTTGTTCCTGTAGCTTTTTGAGCAGTAGAGCCAACAAGTATTAATGATCCAGTAGAATCAATACGCATACGTTCTACTCTTGACAATCCAGTAGAGCCAATAGGTGTTGTTGTAAAATTAATATATGATCCTTGATTAGTAGCTGTGTAATTTTCTGCGGCAATTAAATCAATACCTACTGTTCCAACAGAAAAAGCACCACCACTTTGATAACCAAATCCTCGTATTGCCCCTAAAGTATCGTCTGCTAAAACTTGAGTTGGAGCAGAAATTGTTCCTCTTGCTCTGTATAAACGTAAAAGACTACCGCCAATTGCGCTTGCGCTATTGTAAACATAAGATAAAAAACCACTACTATTTTGATTATAAATACTAAGACTACTAGGAACACTTACACTATCTCCAAAACTTACATTCTGACTAGCATCTATTCTTACTGCTTTTGTGTTATTGGTATAGAAGTCTAGAGGAAATGCACCATTACAAGCAACAATATATTCACCAGCACTACCATACACTCCACTAGAGCCATTTCTATCTTTACCAATAAACATAGCATTGGATGGATTGGCTATTGAAATCATTGATGCTAATGATGCATTAGTACCATAAACTCTAGCAGTTGGTTCTGCACTAGACACTTCCAACTCATAACTAGGAGTTGTTATACCTATACCTACCTTACCATCATTCTTAATTATGAATGGGCTTGCATCAGGATTAGCTGAATCTTCTATTCTAATAGCATCGCCAGTACCAAGTTGCGTTACTCGTAATGCAGCATTGGTATTGTCTGTTACCGAGATGATCTGATTAGCAGTAAATGTGTTTGTTGATCCTACATACGCATCACCAGTATTTATAGTTGCTAGTGATAAAGTACCAGCACCATCTGTCTTTAATACTTGGTTGGCTGTTCCATCTGTTGTTGGCAATGTAAATGTATTTACAAATGATGTCAGATTGCTATCGTAAGCCTGTACATTAGTTCCAATCGCTACTCCAAGATTAGTTCTGGCATTTGCTGCCGTACTTGCACCTGTGCCACCATCGGCAATAGCAAGATCAGTAATCCCAGTAATTGTGCCACCATTAATAGTTGCGTTAGTAATTGTTAGCTCAGCAATTGTTCCACCAGTTTGTATCTTGTCTGTATTTAAATTGGTAAAGTTAGCATCAACCTCATCAAATGTGAGTGGACTTCCTTTTCCTGCTCTTGTAACTATTGTTGACATAATTATCCTTGTCTATACCAAGTATTGCTATTTACTGAAACATTAGTCCATGTTGCAGTTCCATCTAATACATATCCATTTTCCCAATAATTATAATCTACATACAAACTGCTATTTGCTTGTACCCAAGTATTTGTACCCACCGCAACATTTGCCCAAGTGTTAGTAAAGTTATTCGCTATAACACTTGCCGTACAAGTTATTGCGCCAAACGCAGAATAATTAGCATTTGCATAGCAACTTACTGTGCCAGACGCATTTATTGAGCCAAATCCACTATAGATAGCGTTAGAACTTGCAGAAACGCTCGCTATTGCATTTATCTGTGCAGAGCTTAGTCTTTGCCTTACCGCATCAGCAGTTACGCTTCCTGTAGCAATTACAGAAGCCGAAGTTGTCCTGATCGCAATAGCGTTACATGAAACATCTGCGTAAGCATTTACGCTTGCAATACCAAGTAAAATCTTGGTTGCTAGTGATGCAAATGGTGCTTCAGCAAATGAGCTAAATCCAAACATTAGTTACTCGCTAATTGCAACGGAGTTAAATCCTCATTTGTCCAGAAGTCTTTAGCAAGCATAATAACAAGGTGTTCTTTGTTACGCTTTAGGCAGTCAGTCCATTCATCTTCAGACATCCACTCAGGCTTGCCACCATTAATAAGATTAACTGAATCAATTGCTGCTCTGTAATGTTGTGCAATTTGCTCTGGTGTTTCTTTAATCACTACAGGCTCTGCATTCACTTCAATTTCTGTTGTTTCATCAATCATTTTCTTTTCCTTAAATTAGCCAACGTTCCAAGCTGAACCTGTTGAATATACTGGAACTGGAACTGCGCCACCGCCAGCTACAGCAGCACCAAACACAGGCAATGTAGCATCTGTTACAAAAGCCCTTGCACCTACACCTACTGTTGAAGCAGATGGGAGTGTTCCTACTGTATAGGTAGTAGATTGTATTGCACCAAATACTTTTGTTATTGTTGTAGTAGATTTTCCGATTACTGTAGTATTAGAGCCTAAACCTTGTGCGCCTTGTCCAATAACAATAGCATTTGTTTCTGCATTAGCTGCCCCTAAACAAAGTGCGCCAATATACACACCATTTGATGTATCAAACATTTCAGCACCAGTTCTAGATGAACCAGCAGATTTACCAATTCCAACATTGTTAGAGCCAGCATACGGGCTTCTCATTGCTTGCGCCCCTACTCCAGTATTGCTAATACCTGTAGTAACTCTTTCTACGGCAGAAACTCCCATTGCAACATTTTCTGAGCCAGTAGTAAGATTGGCTAAAGCATTTCCACCTAATGCCATATTAAATGTGCCAGTAGTTAAACTGGTCATAGTGCTAGTACCACCTACACCAACATTGCTGCCACCAGTTGTTAAAGCGTTAGTTAAAGCACCTTGCCCGACAGCAAGATTGGTAGAGATATTAGCAGCACCTTTTCCGATTGCTACTCCATTAAAGGTAGAATTAGCAGATGCAGTTATAGTTGCAGCAGTTAGTGTTCCTGTTAGTGTAGGAGATGCACTTAACACGACATTGCCTGTGCCTGTACTTGTAGTAACGCCTGTACCACCTCTAGCAACAGATAATGTGCCAGTAGTACCATCTACAATAGGAAGCCCTGTTGCATTAGTTAGTGTGGCTGATGTAGGTGTACCTAATACTGGAGTTACCAATGTAGGTGATGTGCTTAATACTACTGAGCCTGTGCCTGTAGATGAAACTGCGCCTGTAGTGCCAAGCAATGCCTTGTCTGATGGATAGGTAACAAACACATCCTTAGTGCCAGCAGAGAAGTCAATCAATGCAGTCGTGCCTAAGCTATTTGACAGCACAGTATCACGAGATAGTGTCGTGCCAGATGCTGTGTAAGTGCCGATACCTACTTCAAATTGAGATCCGCCTGAGATGCAATAGTAAGTAGTATTAGCGTTACCAATGTCAGCGAATGAACGGAAGCCTGTGAATGCACCACCAAGCGTAATTGTGCCTGTGCCTGTGGTGGTAGAAGTTTCTCTTACCCTATCTTTAACGATTAGAGCCATTGTCTATCCTTACGCTAATGTTACTGAAAGGTTGCCAGAAGCTATCTTAAAGATGTCACCAGTTTCAATTGTCTTGGATGTGTCTAGTGCTGTGTGGTATAGAAGGTTGCCAGAAGTAGAAGCATCCATGATGCCGATCCAGCCTACTGTACCCCATGTTGATGTACATTGTGGGAACGTGCAATCTGCGCTAGATACTGACACACCATTGCTTGGTGCAGCGAATGTGACTGCTGTTCGTGCGTATGATCCACCAGATACCTCTGTGCCTGTGTTGGCATCAGTAGGATCACTTGTATATAAAGCCACATAGATTGTTGTCGGTGATGTGTATGCAGTATTGCGTAGAGTTACATTGATTAATGCGTTCTCTAAATAGTTACTCATTTCAGCCATGATTATTCCTATCGTGTTGCTATTGAAATTGAAAGTGGTGAACCGCCATACTCACCTTGATCGTCACTTACTGTTAGTGCAGACAATGCTCTGTCATACATGGCTGCCCATGTTGCCAACCTTGCATCGTTCATTAAGTACGGCTCTGCTTCACCTAGTGCGCCATACAGCAACAAGTCTGGGCAGTTAGCCAAGAATACGTTAGATGTGTTAGATGTCGTTAAATATGGTGGTGTAGCGTAGTAAATCATCTGCAATGTGTAGATGCCATCTGGAATAGGTGCTAACTGAAACTCTTGAGCAAGCACAGTATATTGCAATGGCACACCAGAGATTGCTGCGTTAGTGTTGCGATAGAAGTTTGATGGTGACTGATACCCAAGTGTCTGTACTGGGTTTGTGTTCATG